GGCTGGAGATTTATTTACGTTTACATCTGTAACTGTTCCGACTGGATCTGGATATGCTACAAGTGTCTTTGAAGATAATCCGTTTCAAGTTTTGACTGCAACATCAAATACTTTTACTATAGAAGTGGCAACTGCAGCATCAGGCACAACAACGGGTACCGGAGCAGCAACAGTAAATCCTTATGTAAATTTTGGACCATTAACACAAACTTTTGGGTTTGGTTGGGGCACAGGACAGTGGGCTGGAACTGTTGCAGGGGCTACTACCACAACTTTGAATGGAGCTTTAGCAGATGATACCAACGGTAATAACGGATCAGCAACAAATATTACATTAACATCAACAACTGGATTTCCGACATCAGGTACGATTTTAGTTGGATCTGAATTAATTAGTTACTCTGGAGTTTCATCGAATGATTTAACAGGTATATCAAGGGCTGTATCTGGATCCACAAGATCATCACATTCTAACGGTGCACAAGTGCAAGACGCATCAAATTTTATTGGTTGGGGTAATGCTTCATCAACTTCAACGATTACTTTAGATCCTGCCTCTTGGTCATTAGATAATTTTGGAGAAGTTTTAATCGCAACAAATAAAAATGGAAAAACGTTTAATTGGGAACCTATACATTCAAATGCCAATGCTTTAAACACAAGAGCAGTTGCTGTAACAAATGCCCCAACACAATCTGTCATGTCAATAGTCTCTGAAAGAGATAGACACTTAATATTACTTGGAACAGATACTAGTTTATCAAGTCCATCACAAGACAAAATGTTTATAAGATTTTCAGATCAAGAAGACAGAACAACGTATGCACCAACATCAACAAACACTGCAGGAACTTTTAGGTTAGACTCAGGGACTAAAATTGTAGGTGCTGCTAAAGGTAAAGATTACATATTAATACTTACTGATACCTCTGCATATGTAATGCAATTTGTTGGACCACCGTTTACATTTTCTATAAGACAAGTGGGTTCCAACTGTGGCTTAATAGGTCAACATGCACTTTATTATATAAATGGTGCCGTTTATTGGATGAGTAGATCAGGAGGTTTTTTTGTTTTTGATGGCACGGTAAAAAGTTTACCTTGTTTAGTTGAGGATTTTGTATTTACAACTTTAGGAGATAGTCTAGGAATAAATTATAACTCTGGTGAGATAGTTTCAGCAGGTGTAAATAATTTATTTTCTGAAATAAATTGGTTTTACCCTAAAAATGGATCTACAAAAATTGATAGAGTTGTAACTTATAATTATGATGAGCAGACGTGGACCACTGGCTCATTAGCAAGAACAACTTGGTATGATGCAACTTTATTTGATAACCCATACGCAACAGAATTTAATGATACAGCCACACCGACATTTCCAACTATTGTAGGTGGCACAAATATTAATGGTGCCACGACATATTATGCCCATGAAATAGGAACAAACCAAGTAGATGCGTCTGGTAATAAAACTGCTATAAATGCTTTCATTCAAAGTGGTGATTTTGATTTAAATGTATCAGGGGCTGACGGTGAATTTTTTATGTCCATGAGAAGATTTATACCTGATTTTAAAGCTATTACAGGTGACGCTAAAATATCAATTTTATTAAAAAACTTTCCTGTTGATGACGAGGCCTCCTCACCATTAGGACCGTTTACAATCACTAGTGCTACTCAAAAAGTAGATACAAGGGCTAGAGCTAGATTTGCTAGCTTAAAAGTTGAAAACACGTCTACTGATCAGTCTTGGAGATATGGAACATTTAGAGCAGACGTACAACCTGATGGCATGAGATAATGGCAAAAATTACAGCTTACATTCCAGAACCAAAACAAGATTATGAAGTTTCTAATCAAAGACAAATAATAGAAGCTATTGATACTTTAAAAAATCAATTGAACTTTTCATTTCAAAAAGATATAAAAAACGAACAAGATAGTTTTAATTGGTTTATTACATGACTATACAATACAAAAATCAAGGTATAAATTTAACTACAACTGACACTATTTCTGTTTTAACATGCCCATCAGACGCAACAATTTTAATAAAACAAATACAAATTAATAATGGATCTAGTGGTGCAGTTAACTTAAATGTGCAATTTACAGATACATCTGCAGGAGCTACCTTTAGAATATTTAATCAGCCTGTAACCGGGGCAGCAACTGAAAATATAATTGAAAAAACTTTGGTGTTAGAAGCTAGCGATATTTTAAAGATGACAGCTGGCACTGCTAATGAGATACAAGGCATGGTTTCATATGCCCTTTTAGATAGATCACAAGAAAATGGGTAAAGCTCCTAAGTTTGGTGTTAACACCTATCATAAACGTACAAGAAGAAAAAGACCTGGTCGTCATGCAAAAAAACCAAATAAAAGTCATAATAAAAAAAAATATAGAGGTCAGGGAAGATGAAAGTTGTAAAGATAATTGAAAAAAAAGTACCCATTCCTATTTTTCTTTATGAATGTGTTGCAGAAAATATTAACTTAAATTATTTTAAAGAAAAAATTGATAAAAATGTAAATGATCTATCTGCAAGAACTAACGTAAAGGGTGGAATGACAAGTTGGAAACTTTTTATTAAAGATCAAGAATTTATAAATGTTTTAAAAAATAATTTAGAAGGATTACCGTATGCTATACCCTCTGGGTTTTTAAATGAGGCTTGGGGTATTAAGTTAGAAAAAGGTCAAAATACTACTTTTCATGATCATATGCCAGCCAGTGTAAGTGGTATTTTGTATTTAAGTGAAAGCAGCACTCCTTTAAAATTTCCTGATTTGAATTTAGAAATTTATCCAAAAGTAGGCACCATAGCTGTCTGGTCCGCACCTTTAATTCATGGAACAGGTTTCTTGCAGGAAGGTCCAAAATATGCTATTGCCTTTAATATGATTGAAGCAAAACCTTGGGGTAATGATGACAGAGATTAAAACAATACCAGCTGAAGCCAAAGAAATAATCAAGCATAAAAGAACTGGAAAAATTTATGAAAATAAAGCTGCTTTTGACGCTGATGTAGCAGATCCAAACACTGATACCACTGCAGAGGATTTTAGGCAAGATTTAGAAATTACAGTTACAAGATTGACATTAGCTGGAAAAACAAAAGAATGAGACGTGATATTTTTTTGACACCTTTGTTAAAGGAACAATTAGCAATAAATTTACATCAGCATTAAAAATATGGAAGCAAGAGGTGGGACAGAAATACAAATGGAGCTTTTACAAAAGCACTGCCCCAAAGAATTATTAGATCAATTTCAAATATGCACATCCATACCAGGTAAGGTCCCTTTGAGTAACAATAAAATTAATTTGTTATGGCAAAAAAATTCTTACGATCAAGGTAATCTACAGGAATTCTTTGGTGATCAAAGAAGACATAATGATTATGATTGGTATGTGTTTAACAGTCATTGGAACTACGAAAAATTTAGATATTTTTTTAATATACCTTCGAAGAAATCCATGGTTATTAAAAATGGTTGTAGCTCTTTTCCTCAAAGAAAAATTTATAAAAAAGGTGATCCAATAAAAATTATTCATCAATGCACACCTTGGAGAGGGTTGAACGTGTTATTAGGAGCTATGCAGTTAGTAAAGAACCCTAATGTAACTTTAGATGTTTACTCATCCTGTGATGTTTATGGATCTGAATTTTCTAAAAATAATGATGATCATTTTACAGCACTTTATGAACTAGCAAAAAAACTACCTAATGTTAATTACATTGGTTATGTGCCTAATGAAGAAATATTAAATAAAATGCAAGACTATCATTTATTTGTATACCCCAGTATTTTTGAAGAAACATTTTGCATATCAGCATTAGAAGCTATGTCTGCAGGTTTACATTGTATAGTAACTAACTTTGGTGCATTATATGAAACGTGTGCAGAGTGGCCTATATATGTAAATTATTCAAATGACCTCAAAGATATGGCAATTCAATTTGCTCATGCAATAGATGCAGCATCTTCATATTTACATGAACAGCAAATACAAAATTTACTTAACGATCAACAAAGATATTTTCAAAGATTTTATAATTGGGAAAAAAAAGGTCAAGAATGGAAAAACTTTTTAGAAGGAGCTTTACGTGCCAGATAGAATAGAAGACAGAGTACCTTTTGAAGATGCAGTAAAACCATTAATGATTTTAAGAAAACAAGGGGAGTCACCTTTTAGTCTATTTGTTGCAACACCTGTGCACTCAGATGTTACATTACATTACGTGCAATCATTGTTGGAATTATCAAGATTATGCTCTTTAAAAAAGACGGCTGTTAAATTTGAATTGATGAAATCCTCATTAGTAACTCAAGGTCGTAATTTGTGTGTAGCAAATTTTTTAAGTTCTGATTGCACGCATCTTTTATTCATTGACTCTGATATAGCCGTTAGACCTACTTCTATATTTAATTTATTAGAAGCTGATAAAGATATTATATCTATACCTTACCCTTTAAAAACATTCTTGTGGGATAAAGCTTTTGAAGAAATTAAACAAGGTAAAATTAAATCTGGTAAACAATTATCTCAATCTATGAATTCTTATCCGATGCGAGTTCCTGATGATAAAAATATTAAAGTAAAAAATGGTATTATAGAAGCAACTCATAGCCCCACAGGCTGTATGTTAATAAAGAGGTCAGTTTTTGATAAATTAATAAAAGCTTATCCAGATAAAGGTATAGTGCAAAAAACAGTTATTAACGGTGAAATGGTGACTAAGCCAAATATGTGGAATTTCTTTGATACTTTACACGACCCAGTGCAAAAAACTTATCTTGGTGAAGACTTTGCCTTTTGTAAATTATGGAAAGACATAGGTGGCAAATGTTATGCTTATGTTAATGATGAGATCTGCCATGTAGGTGAACATCAGTATGCAGGTACTTTTCGTGATGAGTTGATATTGGGTAAGTAAAATGGTAATATTTCTAATTTAGATCTAAAAGGAGTATATATATAATGTTACAATTCTTACCTTATGCTTTGGCTGCTTACGGTGGTTATAAAGGATATAAGGCAAATAAGGATGCAGGTGCGTCTGGTTTAAATAGAATATTGGGTGGTATAACAGGAGCCGCTGCAGGTTATTACGGTGGTAAGGGTTTAATATCGGGTGGATCGGCTCTAAACATTCCTGGGTTTTCTGCAGCACAAAGTAAATTTACACCTTTTACACAAATACCAGGTGTTTCTAACATTCTACCTAATTTTATGAAAGGACAAACTCCTAACGTGTTACAAGCAGGTCAACAGCAAATGACTGGCTTTGGTGATACCGGAATGCCTAGAGATACTATAAGAAGTATTTTACAACAGGAAGGTGTTAACGTTGGTAGTGGTTCTGTGCAACAAGGAACTGATCAAAGAAACATTCTACAAAAATTATTAATGAGAAGAAAAAGAAACCCTGAGACTGGTGAATTAACAAGTGACGTTGCTTATGAAATAGATCCATTTAAAGCAGGTACAGCTTTAGCAGTTGGAA